GCTGGTGGCGTATGTAGCCAGCTCACCGTAATTACTTCCCTTGAGATAGATCTCTGAACAAGACCTCTCATTGTATTACCTGTTCAACAAACCTTTATCTATAACAAAGAAAAGGCCATGTCGTCGCCTAACCCGAAAGGGCCAAGACGATGGGGTAAAACGGAAAGTTATCAACCGAAAGATAACATCGACAAATACTTGTCAACATCAAATAAACGGTTTTATGGAATGCATTAGAGGATATTTCGCCTCTAACGGTATTCGTTTAGCTAATGATCAAGAAAAGTTCTTTAGGGAACAATTCTCGAACATCAACCTAGTAGATCTTCCAAAAGTTTTTAAAATGTCGATAGCTCAGTTTTTCTCTAAGGAGAATAAACAAGAACTACCAGACATTGATGGAATTTCTGTTAAGCTTTTCACAAAGAAGCAATTTGAATATCTTAGGAAAAAGTACAATAATCCAACACGTAAAGCTCGAATTTTATTCGGACTTTTACAATGTAAGGATTTAGCGTACGAAGTACCAAAAGAAATGATAAAAGCTGCTTATGAGAAACACAGAAAGGTACTAGCTACTGTAGCTAGTACACGTCACGAGAACTTGGAATTTTTGCGAAGTTATGCAAGACAGTTTGCTGGAGAAGTAAAGAGACATTATACTAATGTCACAATACCTCTCGCTAAGACTAAGGCACCATATGAACGTACCAGAGCACAAGGAGGAATAAAAGGAGAACTAGAACGTTGTCTTGTTTTTAATCACAAACAACGTATCCAAACTAAAACTAGAATGGATCCAGTCGTAATTCACCTTATTGGACCTCCCGGCTCAGGGAAATCATACTTGTCTGAAATCTTAATCAGCAAAATTGCTCAAGCCTTTGGCATTTCAAAGCAGAATGCAAGATATTCAAGATCGATGGCTACAGAACATTGGGATGGTTATCGCAACCAGCTCATTGCTCAGATTGATGATATATTTACTGAACGCGACAGCACGGATGATGCAAAACAAATCATCCAAATGTGCTCGAATGCTCAGTGGGTTGTCCCAATGGCGGATTTGAAAGATAAAGGTCGTGAATTTAATTCTGAATTCGTGATCTTATCATCAAATAACCGATTCCAAAGGGGATCCTATATCAACAATGACGCAGCTATTGATCGTCGTATCTACAATCCTGCTTTCCAGATTGAACGCAGAGGAACTGAAAACGTTATGTTTGTTATGAATGTTGATGCAACAACACATCACACTTTAAAGCCTGGAATGACAATTCATGGGTCACGTGCTATAATTGATTTTATAATGAATTATGCGCTTAAAACCTATGATGAACGTTTAACATCCTTAGAAACTATTGACAATGTGTCTTATAGACATAATTTTGTCCCAATCGTATCTGGCAAAGAATTTCAATTCAATGCTGGTTACAAATTTGACTTATGTCCAAATAGTATTCCAAGAGTTAAAGCTCACGCCATACCAGAACCTTTGAAAGTTAGAATGATTACAAAAGGAGAAGCTCAGAACTATATACTTAAACCTTTACAAAAGGCTATGTTTAAAGCTATGAAATCTTTTCCCGTATTCAGACTAACCAGTGGTCAGTGTATACTCAACAATTTCAAACAAACTAACGACTCGAGATATGTCCTTGTATCTGGTGACTACGAAGCCGCTACTGATAATCTACACTCAGACGTAATGAGAACAGTGGTTAGTGAACTTGTAAAAGTTCTCCCACCTAGTATTATTCCTTATGTTTTAAGAGAATCAGGTCAGCACATCGTAGAATATCCAGATTGGACACATTTAGAGCCAGTTCTTCAGACTAATGGTCAACTCATGGGATCCTTATTGTCCTTTCCAATTTTGTGTGTTGCCAATGCAGCTACCTATGGTAATGCTATTGGTTGTGAAGATCTTAAAGATCTTCCTGCACTCATAAACGGAGATGATATTGGATTCAGAGATACATTAGCTGTCGTTCGTAAATGGAAACGAATTGCTAAAGACATGGGCTTAAAGCCTTCTTTAGGGAAGAACTATATTAGTAAAGATTGGTTTACAATTAATTCGCAATTCTGTGAATATCGTAAACATAATCATACAATTAAAGTTCGACCTTCAGAAGCTTACTCTGTCTTGTTTAATCATAAAGCTAGAAAAGGGTATATTGATACCATCAGACCTGCTTGTGAGCGATTTCCCAAACCTTTAGTAGTAAAATACTTAAAGTCTAAGTTATTGCAAACACCCAGATCAATCGATATACCAGTTAAATATGGTGGTTTAGGTCCAAACAAATGTTTGGATGAATCAAAGGTTACACTTCAAGATCGTTATGTTAACTTACAAAGTTATCTAAAAGGTCGAGTGGAAAAACTGCAACAAATCGAAGAATTCGTTTTAGTTAAAATGCCAGTTAAAATGGCACGAAACTTAATGGATTTCGACGTTATGTCAGCAGCAGCTATGGAGGGTCAATACCCACCTAAAGCAGCTCGTCCTATTTATGAAAACCGTAGGATAATACCAACGTTTCAAGAAGTTGTACCTGAGAATTCAGAACATGATATAGATGAATGGAGAGAATTCCGTCGTTTCAAGAAATTTGTTCAAACAGTACCTGAATTAAGAAATTGGATTAAATCCAATCAACCTTTATTCTCGACTAATGAAGTCAAAACTTGTAACATATGGGTCTATCTTGATATCTATAATCAGTTACCTAAACATAACCTAGTTTAACAACTTTTCTAGGCCAGGGTAGAAATACCAACAATGCAGTAGGTGAATTAAGGATGAGTCCAATTTTCACCCACTAACACTGCATCTGGCTGGTTCATAGGTCTTACGACCAACAGAATAACAGATCTAATGATGATGAGTCTGATTTAGATCCACTAACGTTGTTCTATGAACTTCTTTATGTTCTCAGCTAAACCCGATCGTACTGATCGGCAACGTAAAGCTAAGGTTTATTTGATTAAGCACTTGTATTATCGTCGATGGACACTACACACATTTCAAGGTTCGCTTGTTTCTCCGAACTTCAGGCTTCTTATTATCGAAGTGAAGGAAAGAGTTACATGAAGAATGTATCTGTTGATGTGTCATCAAAGGTAAGGTAGCGCTTTTTCGC